CTGAATAGGTAAATGAACTTTCGCCGCGACTACCAGTGTAGCCAACTGAACCAGAGTATCCAATTGCTGCTGCTTCTCCAGGAAGTCCGCGACTACCAGTGTAGCCAAGTTCGCCAGCACTACCCGTGTAGCCTACAGCAGCATAAGCACCATCGACACCTTGACTACCAGTGTATCCAACTGAACCAGTATAGCCCACTGAACCAGAGTATCCAATTGCTGCTGCTTCTCCAGGAAGTCCGCGACTACCAGTGTATCCAACTGAACCAGTAAATCCTATAGCAGCATATTCGCCAGGAACACCTTGCGATCCTGTAAATCCTGCACTGCCTACTGATCCAGTATAGCCTAAAATACGACCAACGTCATTCCATGCTGATCCAGACCATACCCATAGGTTCCCTGTGTCCTGTGCAATGAATCCATCACCTTGGTTTCCAGTGTATGCAGGATCTAATCCTGAGCTTGTAGAAACTTGTCCAACAATGTTTACTGAAGTTCCTGCAGGGCCTTCGCTGCCAGTATACCCTAAGTCACCAATTGATCCTGTGTAGCCTTGGCGTCCTAGAAATCCACTAGCAGCTACTTCAACCCACTGTGCAGTATCACCATCGTCAGTCCATACTAGTTCTGCACCAGTTAGACTGTCCATCCATCTATCACCAACTTGTGGATTTATAGGAGCAGTTGGTCCGTAACTAAAACTACTTTCACCTTTGCTACCACTAAATCCACGGCTTCCAACAAATCCATCTGTACCTCTACTTCCAGTAAAGCCACGACTTCCAGTAAATCCTAACGATCCAGTAAATCCCGCACCCCTTGATCCTGTAAATCCCTGACTACCAGTAAATCCAACTGATCCTGTTAATGATGTTACTGTAGACCACGATCTAGCACCTACGGTGGTACTGACTAATACCTGTCCATCAATAGATGGTAAGCCAAGATCTGGTTCTGCATTTCCTACATCAAGATAGCTACCGCGATTAGGATCTAATGCTGCACCAGTTAGCTTTTTTACTCTACCGCTAACTAGACGGCTTTTACTCATTACTTGTCTCCAACACACTCATAACCAAGTTGATTGTACTGTTGACACTGACCACTGCTTTTACAGATGCACCTTCTTCCATGACTAATTTACCTGTGGTAATCTCTGCTGAGTCATTAGTCGGAATAGTAAATTCTTTCAGCATGACGTAATCTACATCATTCTTTCTAAGTGTAAATGTTATAGTGGCAGCCACAGTGCCAAAGTTACTAGCCTGTGCACCTAATACAATAGTAGTAATTCCCTCAGGAGTTGTATAGATTGTCTGTTCGTTAGTGGTTAGTTCATATGGTTTAGTTCTAAACGTATTTAAGGGTAGTGCTGCGGTTGCCATGTTAATCTCCAATTGCTAATATATAAGGTGTCATCACAGCAAACAAACTCTTAGTAAACGTTCTACCAGAAATTGTACCTGTATTCCTATTAATAATTAATCCGTCACCAATTCTAAAGTCTCCACGCTGGTCAGTACCAGTGTAGTAGATCTTTCCTTGGTTTAAAGCTACTGCTTGATTCTCTGCTATAGGAATGCCACCTAGATAAGGCAAAGCTGTATTTACATTTGTACCAGCACCTATCCATTCAAAAGTGTGCCCCGATGAAGTGATCAAACTAAACTGATGAAAGCTGACATTGGCATTGTCCGCAATGTTAACTGGCACACTTTCTTCTAATACAATAGTACTTGAATAGGCATTGGTAATCAAATTAGTTACTATGTCAAACAACCCGTCAGTTTGGGTAGCTTCAGCGGCACTTGCTGCGGGGTTGCCAGTACTTTGTGTTACTATAATGTTTAGTGCTGTGATGCTAGTGTTAACTACACAGGCAGCTACTACTGACTTAATGTAGTTAAAGGTAGCGGCCGTTGCTGCCTGTTCACCTACAGGTACCTGTAGTGTGCCTGTACTATAGTATTCATCAGCTGCATCTGCCGTTTGACTGTTGCCTCCGTAGAGTACATCGTAGGTCACTGCATCTACAATTAAGCCAATGTCTCTGCGGCATTTAGTTTGATCGTAAGTTAATCCAGAGTAGTTTGCAGTAATGTAAGCAATGCCTTCTTCAATGATAAAGTTTCTATTGGCCTGTATGATAGTCTGTGCTTTGGGCTTGTTAGCATCAACATTGCTAGGACTAGCCCATACATACGCAGGAGCAGTGCCGCCGGCCATGATAGCCAGAATGATGTCAAAGTTGTTGCTGACTCTAGTTCGTTCTGCGCCCACTGTCATTAAGGCTAGTACTGCTGTTTTAACAAAGTTTACAGCAGCCAACGTTTCAGTTAGTTGTCCAGTTATTACTAGACTAGCAGTTGCTCTATTATAGCTGATACCTGCTTGTATGCTCTTGTAGTTAGTGCTGAACATCATATCATCAACCACTGCATCAATGATCAATCCTATATCACGTGTACACTTAAACTCATTGTAGTCAAAACTTAGATATGTTTCATTTAGAAAATCAATAGTGTCTGCTTGTATTTTACTCTTGCCATCTAGCACTGTTTGTCTTAGGTTTCTTGCAGTTGCGGATTCATCTGCATAGCTAGGTGTAGCTATTGCAGTGCTACCACTGGTAAAGGGTGTAGAACTAAACAAAGTATAGTAAGTATCATCGCCTGCAAATTTAACCGCGTCGCCTACGTTAGGACGAGTAGTTAAATTATCTATGACAAATGTACGTCCTCTAATTTCACCGTTAACCTTGCCCGCATACAGTGTAGAGCTAACTCCGTCTGACTTCAGCGCATATGTACCAAAACTACTGTTACTGTTAGTTACTGAACAAAAGCCTCCGTACTCACACAAGAAGCCTACTGAGCAACAGATCGTAAACACAGACACTAACTGAGTGTTACCTCTGTTCAACATGTGAATACCGATACCACCTTGGTTGTATTGAGTATACGCATCAACAACCATAGAGCGAAGTCCATCTGCGTGAGCACCATCTACTCGCATGCCTGTACCAGTGGTGGTCATTGATGTACAATTTTGTACATATGGACTGGTATGAATAACTCCTGCGCTGCCGTCTGGATTAAATGCCACTGCTGATGAAGGACTTTCATGATCTTTAAAAGTCATGTGTGCTAGATAGACTGCATTGTTTACCCAAAACATATCTTGTGTTTTGTTAAGTGGACGAACTGTAACTGTACGTAAACTGTCGCCTACAATGGCCACGCCCTCTGGCACTATCATAGGATTAATTTCTGTATAATCTCCGCTTTTAACAAAAATTGTAGTGCCGTAGGTAGCTGTTGCCAATGCGGATCTAATTGTTAGTTTTGAACTAACTAGAGAATCACCAGCATTTAGATCGTTTCCGCTTTTGCTAACGTACATTACGTTAGAAACAATACCACTACCTGCTGACCCTGTATAGCCTGCGCCGCCTTGAGATCCAGCAAAGCCCCTTAATCCACCATAGGCAAGTGTATTCCATCTATCAACACCATTACCTACCTTAAACAACGAGGTATCTGTTTCAATAGCCATTTCCCCATCTGCCAAGATAGGGTTGGCTGTGGTCCACTCTAGTGCTGTTCCTCTTCTAAACTGTATTTGTATAGCCATTTTATGTTTAATCTACTGTTATTTTAATATTTATGCAGTGACTCCACCCGCATCTATACTAGTGATTCCGCCGTATATTGATGTTGGTGATCCACCATCAAAATTACCAACAGCACCACCTCCTCCGCCGCCCGCATCACCTGGATCCCCTTTAGGTCCTTGACTACCTGTAAACCCAGTAGCACCTGGTGTGCCCGCACTACCAGTAAAACCTGGTGTACCTACTCCAGATGTTCCAGCCGATCCAGTAAATCCTAGACTACCAACAAACCCTGTAGCACCTCTTGATCCAGTAAATCCTGTGCCTGCTGATCCTACAAATCCTACTGATCCTGTAAATCCACGACTGCCTGTAAACCCAACGCCATTACTACCAGTAAATCCTATAGAGCCTGTGTAACCATCACGACCTATTACTCCGTCTACACCTGCTGATCCAGTATACCCTTCACCAGCAGATCCTGTATATCCTAGTGGCCCAATTAATCCCTGTGATCCAGTAAATCCTACACCCTGCGATCCAGTAAATCCCAAACTACCTGTATAGCCTAAACTTCCTGTAAATCCTGTGCCGCCTACTGATCCAGTATACCCTATACCTTCACTACCTGTGTAACCTATGTCACCTTGACTTCCGTTAAATCCAGTAAAGCCACGTGATCCACTGTAGCCAATGCTGCCTGTAAATCCAATAGTGCCTTGGCTACCAGTGTAGCCAACAATAGGTCCAACGTCATTCCATGCAGTACCTGTCCAAATATTCAAATGTCCGTTGTCTCTAGTAATGTATCCGTCACCAATTGATCCGGTATAAGGTATAGGTAAGTTAGCAAATGATGCTACTGATCCTACAATGGTAACACTGGTACCAGGAGTACCTTGATCACCTTGACTACCAGTATAGCCTATGGACCCAGTAAATCCTACACCCTGCGATCCAGTAAATCCTACACCCTGACTTCCTGTAAATCCTAAGCTACCTGCGTATCCAGTTAGGCCTGTAGCACCACGGCTACCAGTGAATCCTGCACCTTGACTTCCAGTATAACCTAATCCTCCTGGTAATCCTGTAGTACCCCTGCTACCAGTAAATCCTGTACCTTGCGAACCTGTAAAACCTAAATCACCTTGAAGACCTTGAGTTCCACGTGATCCAGTAAATCCTGCACCTTGACTACCAGTGTATCCTAAACTGCCTGTATATCCGGCACTACCAGTAAATCCTGCACCTTGACTGCCAGTGTATCCTAAACTGCCTGTATGTCCGGCACTACCTACAAATCCACGTGATCCTGTAAAGCCTATACTACCTGTGTAACCTAACCCGCCTATACTACCTGTGAATCCTGCACCTTGACTTCCTGTAAATCCAATACCGCCAGGCAGTCCTGTGGTGCCTTTGCTGCCAGTAAATCCAACAGACCCAGTATACCCTAAGTCGCCTGACGGTCCTGCTACTGTACTTGCTGATCCAGTATACCCTATAGGACCTGGGGCTGTACTTTGCGAGCCTGTGAAGCCAGCTGATCCAGTGTAGCCAATTGACCCGAACAATCCTTGTATACCACGTGATCCAGTAAATCCTACGTCGCCACGGCTTCCTGAAAACCCGATGTCACCACGGCTTCCTGAATAACCAGTAACTCCTGTACTGCCAGTAAATCCTGTTAGGCCAATTGGACCTTGGCTTCCAGAATAACCAAGTGAACCAGTATTTCCTTGACTGCCAACAAAGCCAGTATTTCCTTGACTGCCAACAAATCCTACCACACCTCTTAATCCAGCACTGCCAGTATACCCTAGTGATCCAGCACTGCCAGTATAACCTAGTGATCCAGCACTGCCAGTATATCCTATATCACCTGCTAGTCCAGTAGTGCCTCGTGATCCTGTAAATCCTGCACCTTGACTACCTTGAACTCCTCGACTGCCTGTAAATCCAACACTGCCAGTATAGCCTTGACTGCCTGTATAGCCTATATTTCCTTGACTACCTGTATAGCCTAGTGCGGCAAATTCTCCTGGTATGCCTTGCGACCCAGTATACCCTAGTGAACCCACAAATCCTTGTGATCCTGTATATCCTAATGCTGCAAATGCGCCGGAAGGACCTTGGCTTCCAGTAAAGCCAGTTATACCACGCGAGCCTATAAATCCAGTAACGCCCTGACTACCTGTAAAGCCGCCAGCAGGACCTTGTGGACCTTCATTACCTTGACTACCAGTATAACCTATCACACCTTGATCACCAATAGGTCCCTGGTCACCAATAGGTCCCTGGTCACCTTGGGAACCTTTTGATCCTGTATAACCTAGCGGTCCAATTTCTCCAGTTTCACCAATAGGTCCTTGGCTTCCTGAATATCCGCGTGATCCTGAGTAACCTAAACTTCCAATTAAACCTTGATTGCCGGTATCACCTTTGCTGCCTGTGAAGCCAGCTGATCCAGTGTAGCCAATTGACCCGGACAATCCTTGTATACCACGTGATCCAGTGTATCCTATATTGCCTTGACTGCCTGTGTACCCAACTGAGCCAGCATCACCTTGACTGCCTGTGTACCCAACTGAGCCAGCATCACCTTGACTGCCTGTATAACCTATATTTCCTTGACTACCTGTAAATCCTAGTGCTGCATACGCACCTGGAATACCTTGACTACCTGTGTACCCTATATCTCCTTGACTACCAACAAATCCTTCAGAGCCTGCAAAGCCACGTGACCCTGTATAGCCTATTGAGCCAACATAACCTAATGATCCTGTATACCCAGTCTCTCCCTGACTTCCGCTAAATCCTCTACTACCTGTAAATCCTAAACTACCTGTAAATCCTTTGCCACTTCCTACTGGAGTTAATACCACACTTAACGTAAATGTAGCACTGCTGCTCTGCGGCACTGCATCTGTTACACTTACTGTATAAACAGTACTAGTAGATAATACAGTAGGTTGTCCGCTGATAAATCCTGAAGTTGTATCAAATGATAGTCCTGCAGGCAATACAGGACTAATAGCATATGCAAGTGTACCAAATCCACCGCTGGCTATAACAGGCTGTACGTTTGAATCACTGTTGATTTCTAATATTTGACTGTTGTTCTGAGCAGATGCTATCAGTGCCGGTGGACTTACATCATTAACTGCTATACTAATTATTTTCGATGTTGTTACTGATACTGTGTCAGTAACTGTTATTACAAAGTTAGCAGCAGGCACGTCATCAGTAGGAGTTCCTGTTATTTGTCCTGTTAATGTGTTAAATGATAATCCTGCAGGCAATGCGGGACTAATATCAAAAGTCAATAGCCCGGTTCCCCCAACTGCCGTAACAGGACGTGATGGAGTAATTTGTGTGTATACAGCAAATACCAATGTTGGTGTAACTATTGTTGCAATCAACGGCTGTGCTATCACTGACAATGCAAATGTTTTACTGCTAGTTTGACTTAGTGCATCTGTTACTGTAACAGTAAATGTTGTGCTAGCTAGTATAGCTACTGGGGTTCCCGATACTGTACCAGTTGATGTATCAAATATCAATCCATTTGGCAATGAAGGACTAATGCCGTAACTTAATGTTCCATCACCGTTGGCGCCTGTTACCGGTATAACTGGAGTACTTGCTGTCGCAATAATCAATTCAATTATAGCTTGATTAACTGTAGTTGTTACTGCTGGTGGATTTTCTATAGTTAAACTAAATGTAGCATTTGCTGATGTACCAACACTGTCAGTAGCAGTTACAGTGAATGTTGTTGCTGTTAATGCGCTAGCAGAAGTACCACTAATGTTACCCGACTGCACATTGATAGACATGCTTGACGGCAATGCAGGACTAATACTGTAGGTTATCGGAGCAATGCCGCCCGTTGCACCTACTGGTTTAAAATTAGCAGTAGGTTTGCTCTTAGTAGCTGTCTTTGTGGCTATCAACTGTGTAGCTACAACTGGAGGATTAGTTAGTATTAGAGTAAATGACTTACTACTAGATTGTCCTAACGAGTCAGTGGCTGTTACTGTAAAACTTTGATTAATTAACTGTGAACCAGTACCAGTTACTTTGCCATTGACTGAACTAAATGAAAGTCCTGCAGGTAAACTTGGGCTAATAGCAAAGTTAATAGATCCATATCCGCCACTAGCACTTACAGGAGCAAGATTCAACGTGTCAGCTACTCTATAATTGCTAACAGTGGCTGACACTAGTGTAGTTGTAATTGCAGGAGTATCAGCTACTGTTAATTTAAATGTAGCACTGGCAGTTTGTGAAATGCTATCAGTGACTGTAACTGTATAGGTATACTCGGATAGTAAACTAGTAGGAGTTCCTGTTATCTGTCCTGTTGCCGTACTAAATGTTAATCCAGACGGCAGTGTAGGGTCTACACTGTAGGTGTAGACTGTTGATCCGCCACTAGCTGTTACAGGAGTAAATGGTGTAGCTACTACTGATTTGATTAACGATGTTGCAGGCACTGCTTGTTGAGCTTGCAGTGGAGGAGTGTTGATTGTTAGATCAAATGTCTTGCTACTAGTCTGGCTTGCTTGATCGTTTACTGTAACCGTGTATGTTGTACTAGAAATGTACTGCGTTGGTGTGCCTGTTATCTGTCCAGTAGCTGTGTTGAATGTTAGTCCAGATGCTAGTGCAGGACTAACTGCGTATGTTAGTGTGCCAAAACCACCTGTTGTGGTAATAGGAATAAATGGTGTAGCAGGTTGATTCTGTACAAGAGTTTTGTTTCCAATTGTCTGCGATGTTAGCAACGGTGGAGGATCAATAGTCAGTGTAAAAGACTTATTACTTGTTTGACTTGATTGATCCGTTACCGTAACTGTATAACTTGTTGGACTTCCTACTACTGTAGGTATTCCACTTATTAGTCCACTTGTAGTATTAAATGTAAGCCCTGTAGGAATAGTAGGGGTAATTGCGTAAGTTAATGTTCCATCACCACCACTACCGGTTACAGGTGTAAATGCTGTAATGGTCGTACGTTGTATAACAGTTCTGCTGGCAATTGTCTGTGTTGTTATTAGTACTGCAGGAGTTACTATAACAGTAAATGTCTTACTAGTAGTTTGGCTAGCTTGATCTGTGACGGTAACTGTGTAAGTTGTTAAATTACTAACGGCACTAGGTGTTCCACTTACTAATCCGCTTGCGGTATTAAATGTAAGTCCAGCGGGTAATGCAGGGGTAATTGCATACGTTAATGTATTATATCCACCACTAGCACTAACAGGAGTTACCGCAGTGATAGCTGTATTCTTAGTAAAAGAATTTGCACTAGATAACACTGTAGAGTTTAATGCAGGTAAAAGATTTACAGTTAGACTAAAGGTCTTTGCGCTAGTCTGTGAAGGTGTGTTACTATCTAAAACAGTTATAGTGTATGTTGTCTGAGAACTAGCAGATGTAGCTGTTCCTGATATTTCTCCAGTAGCTGTACTTAATGACAGTCCACTGGGTAGTATTGGACTGATAGCATAGGATAATGTTCCAACACCACCTGTAGCAGTCACAGGAGTAAACGCTGCTGACGCTATAGTTTGTGTTAGTGTTTTAGTAGCAACAGCTACCACTGTTATTAGTTCAGGCGCAGTTATAGTTAAACTAAATGTCTTACTAGATTGTGATCCACTAGCATCTGTAGCTGTTACTGTAAAATTACTAGCAGCAATAAATGTTGTGGGAGTTCCTGTTATTGCTCCTGTTGATGTACTGAATGATAATCCTGCAGGCAGTGCAGGGCTAACTGCAAATGTTATAGGAGCTGTACCACCTTGTGCTGTTACTGGTGTAAATGCAGCTACTGCTACATTCTGTACTAGCGTTTTACTAGCCACTGCTAGTGTGCTAGATAATTCAGCAACAACACTGCCTATTACTTCTAGATTAAATGTGTTAGTAGCTGTCTGTCCGCTGGCATCTGTAAATGTTACTACATATGAATTAACTGCAGATGCAACTGAGGGTGTTCCAGAAATAATAATATCAACATAGTTGTACCAATAGTTTACTCCGTCACCACCTGTGATTGATCGTATACCTGCATCAGAGATTGTTGTGGCAGCTCCAGTGTCCCATGCAACTTGTCCAGCAGGATTAGCACCGCCACTTGAACTAGGATTAGCATTGTACTTTAGAGTAATAGTAGTAGGTGTTGCTGCTGTACATTGCCATACACCATTGTATGATGTTTTAGTTTGACCACGTACTGAATAGAAACTGCCCACTACAGGTGCTGTGCCACTACTTGATGCTATAGTATAAGTAGCGGACCATGTTGTTCCGGACCCACTAACTGTAGGAGCGGCACCCGCTACATTTAAATTAACTTTAGATTTTTTAAGTGTTAGGCCAGCTGGTAGTGCAGGGCTAATAGTTACGTTTAGTATTTGATTTGCAACGCCTGCACCACCATATGCATATAGCGGATTAAAAGATATTGCAGTACCTTGTGCGGCACTGAGTGTAGAATTACCTGGAGTATAGGTTGCTGCTGTAATACTAGGAGCAACAGGAGGTGTGGCTAGACCTGGGAAGACGCTGCCAATTGATCCAACAAATGATTTAGTTGCATCATAGCTAGATAAAGTAATCTTACCTGCTGATAGTCCTGAACCTAATACACCAGCTCTTGCTGATCCGTTTTGATTAACATAGATATCCTGTGCGCCAAAATAGTTATCTGTGACTACTGTGGCTGGTGCTGGCTGTGCTGCTGGAGATGAATAGTAATAAATTGTCACTCTATATTTAACCTAGTATCTTTTAGATTAGGCCCTCACTGTTAAGTCTAACAAATCGTAGTAGCCTAGACCTGTGTCGTAAGAGATGTAGATAGCAGCATTAACATCATCGTAATAATAATCTCCTGGTTTTAAATCACTTAGGCTTAACCCGTTGGCAGCATCTGCATTTGTGTACATTCTTGATGCTGCTGATATCTGTGTTGATCCATCTGGAAATGTTAGCAGTCCATCTGCGCCTATTGTTATGTTTGCAAAGCTAACACTGCTGGCAATGTTTAAGTCTTGATCGGCTCCTGGACCTGCTGACCCAGTATAACCTACACTACCATTGTAGCCGATGACACCGTCAACGCCTTTGCTACCAGTATACCCTGCAACACCGTCAACGCCTTTGCTACCAGTATAGCCTAATGAACCACTGTAACCAACAACACCCTGTGATCCTGTATAACCTATACTGCCAGTATAACCATTCAATACAGTTCCATTTGGGCTAATAAACTGTATGTTGTTTTGAGCATCAACTGTGATAGAAACAGTGCCAACTTTAATAGAATCAACAACAATACCTTGCGGAGATCCTGATGATGTGGTAACTGTTAACTTTCCTGAGTTATCAACAGATAGCAGTGTGCCGCCTAGATCAATAGTCTGTCCTGCTATGTATAACTTGCCAAATCTATTAGTAGGGGATCCTAAGTCTTGTAGTCCGTTAGTTTCTGGAATAAACTTAAATCCGGACGATAATGTTACGGTATTGGTAGCATTAGTAGTAAGTCCTTCACCAAAGCTTCCAGTATAACCTATGTCACCCTGACTACCTGCAAATCCTCTTGATCCAGTAAATCCATCTTCACCTCTTGATCCAGTATATCCAATATTGCCTTGACTTCCGGTATATCCAATATCTCCTCGACTTCCAGTATATCCAATATCGCCTTGACTTCCTACAAATCCTGCACTTCCAGAGTATCCACGACTACCTGCATATCCCTCGCTACCTGCATAACCGCGGCTACCTGTGTAGCCTAGTGATCCACTATAACCTTGACTGCCATCATAGCCTTGACTACCTACATATCCAGTATCTCCAAATGATCCAGTAAATCCATTTTCACCTCTTGATCCAGTGTAGCCGGTGTTACCAAATGATCCAGTAAAACCTTTGCTTCCGTGAAATCCAATACTGCCGGTATATCCTATATCGCCTTTTGATCCAGTATATCCTATATCGCCTATACTACCAGCATAACCCTTATCACCTATACTACCCACAAAGCCTGTAGGTCCACGCTCCCCATCACGGCCCTGACTACCTGTAAATCCTTTATCACCGTTGCTTCCAGTATATCCTTGATCTCCAAATGATCCTGTAAAACCTGCTTCACCTTTATCACCTTGTGATCCTACATATCCTGTGCTTCCTAAAAATCCACGGCTACCAACAAGACCAACTTCACCTTTTGATCCGGTAAAACCTACAATGCCTTGCGATCCAGTGTAGCCAATATCACCTCTTGAACCAGTGTAACCTGTATCCCCAACGTCTCCACGACTGCCTACAAATCCTACACTACCTCTTGCGCCGATATCGCCCTGGTCGCCTTGAATGCCGCGGCTACCTGTATAACCTATACTACCTTGTATACCCTGTTCACCTGTATTTCCTGTTGATCCAGTATATCCTGTATCGCCTTGAATACCTTTTTGCCCTGTGGCCCCTGTGGCACCATGACTGCCAGTATATCCTAACTCGCCTTGGATGCCTTTACTGCCTGTGTATCCTAAAAAACCAAAGTCACCTTGACTACCTACAAATCCAGGTTGACCTTGGCTACCTACAAATCCGCGTGGTCCGGATCCTGAACTGTTAATAGGATTTCCACCAGGTGTGACGCCATCACTTAGGCGTAATTCCCCAGTGTCTACGTTAAAAAAGATTGTTCCCGGTTCGCCTACAAACTGTTCAAAGTCAAATTTGACTAGGCCGGCGGAGATTTTACGGAGATCTGACACACTAAATCCTTAATTTAGTGTATTTACCCAAATTTCGTAGAGTAAATTATCTGCTGTGTATTGGATTTTGCGGATCGTGTTCTACTTCGTCTTGTGTAAGGTCTTTAATAATAGGACTTACTTTGCCCGCTTCTGCTTTTTTAAGCTCGATATCTTGTTGCAGAGGAGTTACCATAACTGGATTAGGGTCTAGATCGCTTGGATCTTTAGGTTCTTCATCAGTACCTGGCATGTCAATTTCTGGATCTCCGTCGCCGTTGATCTTAATAGTAATAGGTACGTTAATAACAAATTCTCTAGCTCTCATTTATTTCTCCGCATAGAATATTTAGCGTAAATACAGCCTATGATAGATAAAACTCCCTTTGAAACTCTAATAGCAGATCTTAAAGCCAACGGCAAATATCGTGTGTTTAACGATATTCTGCGTGAAAACGGCAAGTTCCCTAGGGCCATTTGGTATGGACCGTATGCTATTAAAAACATTGTAAACTGGTGTAGCAACGACTACTTGGGCATGGGTCAGCATAAGGTTGTTATAGATGCCATGCGTACGGCATTAGATATGACTGGAGCAGGATCAGGCGGTACTCGCAACATTGCAGGTACCAGTCACTATCACGTGGCACTTGAGCACGAGCTTGCAACCCTACACAAGAAAGAAAAGGCATTGCTATTCTCAAGTGCTTATGTAGCCAACGAGTGGACATTAATTGCACTGGCCAAGATTATTCCCAACATTGAATATATCAGTGACAGTAATAATCATAACTCAATCATTGTGGGCATACAGCACAGTCGTGCTAACAAACAGGTCTTCCGTCACAACGATATGCAGAACTTAGAAGAGTGCCTACAGGCTGCACAACTATGCGGCAAGACTCCTTGTATTGTATTTGAGTCAGTGTACTCAATGGACGGTGATGTGGGTATGATCCGAGAGATATGTGACCTTGCTGACAAGTACGGTGCTATAACTTACATTGACGAAGTACATGCTGTTGGCCTATACGGTGCAACAGGTGCAGGCAAAGTTGAGCATCACGGACTACAAGATCGTGTTGATATAATCAACGGTACACTTGGTAAAGCATTTGGAGTACAGGGTGGATACATTGCCTGTGACTCAGTGGTAGTTGATGCTATCCGTAGTATTGCTGCTGGCTTTATCTTTACAACATCTATGAGTCCCGTGACCTGTGCTGGTGCCCTGGCTGCTGTCAAATACCTAAAGAGTCACGGAGAACTACGTGAGCAACATCAAGATCGTGCTCGCAAGCTAAAGTATAGATTGATTAAAGCTGGCATACCCGTTATGGCGTGTTCAACTACCCACATTGTACCTGTGCTGGTTGGAGATGCTAAACGTGCTAAGGCTATGAGTGATGCACTAATGAATGACCACAACATCTATGTGCAGGCCATCAACTATCCCACAGTAGATGTGGGAACGGAGAGGTTGCGATTTGCTCCCACTCCGTTTCACGATGATGGTATGATTGAGGATCTTGTTCAAGCCCTCGTCACTGTGTTTAACACATACTAAGAACTTGTGTAACACCAAACACCAGTGCTGCCCTAAGTTGCAAGTCAGCACCAGCAGCTTCTAGCTTTTCAGTGTTGATCAAATCTTCAAGTAAAGCGCGAGCTTCGTCTTGTGTGATTTGATTGTTCTGCAGAGCTTCTGCAATGGTCAGTGCATATTGAGCACGTTCAGCTGCCCAAGGTTGTCCTGAGTTGATTACTTCGTGTAATACGTTGCTCATTTATTTTACTCCTAACTTTTCTAACTTAATGATTATTTGTATTTTTGTTTCATTTCAGCAACTTCACTGCGAAGGTACTCAAAATCTTTTCTCAATAACTCAAGGTCAGCAGTATTGCGGCCCGGTTGCTTTATATAGCTTGCAAATCTTTCATCTGATATTTTTATAGAATGTTCTAGATCTGCAATTCTAGTCTGTGTAGTAAACACATACCAACTGGCAATGACAATAGCACTAACTACAGAGATCAAAGTCTTTAAGGGAACAGTAACTTCTGTCTTTTCATCTATTTGCACTGCCATTTACTTTACTCCTAACTTCTCTAACTTACTAATATAGTTGGCCATTAGGTGATCAAACACACCGATAAACTTTTGCCCTTTTGCTCTGGCTTTCATTCTACTGCGAGCCATGTCCTTTACTCGCTGCCACGGAGTTAAGTTTCTAAACTCACCGTAGTAGTTCATATACACATGTGTGCCATGATGATCAAATCCCATAGCTCTAAATGGAACTTTGGTTACATCATCGCAGTTGTTCTGTACTCTATAGTGTTCAACAGCTAAACTCTTAACAAACTCTGCATTGCCAACTCTTGGCGAACCAAATGTTACCAATGCTGTAACACGATCCTGCATACGACTGGCAGCTATAGTGGCCATGGCGGCACCAAGACTGTGTCCAGTTACATATAGGTTACCTGGATTGTCTGCTAACACTTTAGAGATAGTGGGCCATAACTTGTTGATTTCACCTTTGAATCCAACATGCACTTTGCCACCACAGGCTTCTAGATTCTTACCAGACTTTAGGTCTGCTAATATATCTGACTTTTCAGTTACTTCAGTGCCTCTAAATGATAACACTGTGATTGTACCGTTGGTCAATAGATATGCTTGAGCACCGTCTATGTCAAAGAATTCAACGATAGAGTAGCCCAGTGCTTTAAACTTGGCCTTTGATGTTTTAGGATTGTCATAGGTAGTTTGCGCTATGTTGGCAAACTCTAATAGTAGTTCTGTCTTCATTAGAATCTTCCTTGTACTGTTTTAGCAATGATGTCAGCTTGCTGTATTATCAGCTTACGTTTGATATCACAATAGATAGGACTCACTGGACCTTTATTTGATCTCTCTGCAAATTCTTTAGCAGTGGCTTTCATTGTGTCTGTTAGTTTAGCAACATCTTTAGTGTTCTTACTTTCAGCATACAAATCAAACCACTGTAGTTGTAAGTTCAGAACAGTTAGCTGTTCTGTTAGATTGCCTTTGCAATCAAAGTTGGCAGCAGTTTGGCGCAGGTCTGTTGTGACCTTGGCTTGATTAACATCCCACTTACTTGGCCAAGGGCCTAATGCACTGCATCCTGTAAGTGTTAAAACTAATAGTAAAGATGCTAGTTTCATTTAGTTGCACCAGCTTTGTTTAGCTTCGCCATAGTACTCACGAGCAAAGCCATTAGCAATCAATCCAGCACGTAGGCTTTGGCCATTGATTAGAATATCGCCTAATACTCTTCCACCAAACTTGTCCCAACCGTACATGGTAACTTGGAACTTGCCGCCTTGTGCAATTGCCTTCTTAGTGAAGGCACTAGCTGCTTCTCCGCGTTGTGCTTCGCTTGGGCACATGGCTCTGTGGCCTTTCTCTGGAGTGTCTACACCAAACACACGAATAGCCAATTCTGGCTTAAATGGTGCGGGTAAGAATGGTGCAGAGATTACAACCGTATCCCCGTCAGTGACACGCAGGATCTGTGCGTCGTAGGTTGCGCCCTGTGGCGTCTTTTGTGCAAATACTAGCAAGGGTAAGCATAGCAATAATAGTAAAAATTTCTTCATATATACTCCAATAAGTGCTAATATTTAGTTATAAAAATAGTATTTTGCAATCCTAGCAAATTAACCCCAATACTTAGATGAATCTAACTTATCCCAGTAGGCTTTGTTGTTGCGATTAACAAAATTCTTAACTAGGTATTTGGCCATGCCCATATAGCCCATCTTCTTAAATCTACGAGAGTCTTGTCCAAAGTGATGTCGTATAATTCTAAACTTTCTTGGGCTGTACTTGCGGGATAAAAAGAAGTCTTCTGATGTTGCAAACTGCTCCGGAAAGCCACCATACTGTTCAAACTTATCCCTGCGTGTCAGCATGAATGCGCCAACAGCAAAAGGACTAACGTATTTCAATACATGATTAATCAAGTTAAATGCTGTGAATCCAATCTTTGCTCGCAAGTCTTTGTCATAACATTTAATGTTTAGGCCGATGAGATCTAAATTCTTAGACTCGATCAAATTAACAGCATCATGTATTACAGTGTCCTTGAAGAAACGCACATCCGCATCAATGAACAATATGTAAGGAGTAGTGACCAGATGTGCTCCATTGTTCTTGGCTAGTGAGACAGGGCCGCCGTCAATGATTTCAACACGTAATCCGTAGCTGTTATCTTTAATCACTTGTCTAGTGTTGTCCGTGGAGCAGTCAGCAATGATAACTCTAGTATTGCCTATAGCTTGTCCACGTAGTGAATCTAACAAATGATGAATGTAGTTCTCTTCATTCTTGCAAGGAACCACTATGGTAATCTTATCGCTTATTGTCGTTTGCATTGGCCTTCTACCTTAAAATTATTAAACTTTAACTGCCACTTCATTGACGCTAGAGCTAGTTCGCAACTCATCTGGTCCTTGAATGCCAGTTCTATTCTTCCCGGAACGTCCTGAGGATTGTTCACGTGAACTGCTATCAGTATTAGTATCCACACGGTCTTTCTCCTTGGTCCAAGTTATGATTTCCCAACGGCCGGTATGATGCTCAACTAACGCAGTACACGATTCAACCCAGTCACCATCATTCATATACATAACACCATTGATCTGTTTAATCTCTGCGTGATGTATGTGTCCACATATAACCCCATCAAAGCCACGTTTCTTACAGTAGTTGGCTAGATTTTCTTCAAACTTGAACATAAAGTCTACGGCTTTTTTAACACGGTGCTTAAGAAACTTGCTAATGCTAAAGTACCCAAAACCCATGCGATGACGTAGCCAATTGTACTTACTATTGATACTAAGGATGATATCATATGCTTTATCTCCTAAGAAGGCTAGCCAAGGTGCTAGACGTGTAATGCCGTCAAACAGGTCGCCATGAGTGACTAGGTAGTGCTTGCCGTCTGCACCTATGTGTTCTATTTGATTGTGTATTTCTACTAGACCAAAACTAAACCCATATGGTATCATTGGTCTTAAGAATTCGTCGTGATTGCCTGCTACATAAACTACACGAGTGCCACGCTTGGCATGACCTAGCACACGACGAACAACGTTAGTATGACTTTGTTTCCAACGCCACTTGTTTTGTTGTATGCGCCACGCATCTATTATATCGCCTACTAGATATAATGTGTCGCAAGAGTTGTGTTTGAGAAAATTGTTTAACTTATCCGCTTGACAGTCTTTAGTTCCGAGGTGCACATCACTAACAAAGATTGAGCGGTATGTCTTCATATACCATATTTACCGCCCAATCGATTACATAATGATTACAATGTTAAAAACTATTGTTGAACCAACCTATTTTGCGGCCTTCAGCAATGCGGTTATCATATTCGGCAACAGAGCCAGGAAAACGCCAAGCCCAACAAGCGACAAGTCCCATAAAAATTGCGGTACTGATAATTCCAATTGGTTTAACTCCTGTAAAGAACATGATTAGTAGACTAACACTCATGCTGGCCAGCATAAAGAACTTTAGCTTTAAGGGGAACACACGTTTTTGATTCCAGTTTGTAATAAACGGTCCAAAGGTCTTGTGATTCATAATCCAGGCATGCATACGTGGACTGCTCTTGGCAAAGCAATAGGCTGCGAATACCACAAACGGGCTATAGGGAATACCCGGAGTAACAACTCCAATGTAGGCCATACCTAAACTTAAAAATCCTAAACAATTCCAAAACAGTTTTTTCATGCTAATCCCCAACTTCCTTCGCTCTTACGAGCTTGTAAATCAAATCCATTTTTGCACTGCGATTTAGGACATGCTCTAGGGCCAGTATCTAACGACACAGTCTGTGCAAATATATTTCCCATAGGAGCATGGCTCTTACACCAGCCTCTCCATACATCGCCAAAGTTATCAATTACAATCTGTGTTACTCCGGCCCAACAAAGATGTCCAAAATAATTGTTTAAATGATTAACTCTTTTAAACTCTATAGTAGATTCTACTTGTTGCTTATTATATATGTCAATTCCTTGCGCTGTATAATATTCATTCCATTGTTCTTTAGAATAGTTTAGGTATTTGTTATTGCCTTTGGTAAAATTGTCGTATAAGAACTGTAGTTGAACATTTACATTTTTATGTTTAAGAATGTTATAACATTCGTGTTGTTTTGCCCAGTTTTCAGGAGTCACTGCAACATAGACTGTAGAGTTTATATGCTTGTTAACAGCGTTCACAACATTTAAAAAATGATCAAAGTCTTCTGTAGCATGATAGGTAAGAGATAGATCATACAGGTTAGGAGCCATGTGTGTCCACTGCTCTATACTGGCTTGGCCGTTAGATATTAATTTAAACTTAATTCTAGAATCTTTGTTAGATAGAATAACGTATTGTAAGGCTAGACTAAGTGTAGGTTCGCCACCATTGACATCTATTCTAACATTAGAGAACGCCTGACTTTGATCAACTAAGTGAGCAAATGCCAGGCTGAGTTTGTCATGGTCCGGAAATAAGTTATTACCTGCTTTTAATTCCCAACTGCAGTAGGAACAATCTAAGTTACAACTATTGCCAAGACTCCATTCTATTTGTAGTGTATCCGTCACCTTAAGTACTCAAGCCATTCACTATGCCTTACTTGAAAAGGCATTGCTTTACGCTTATTTACTAGTTCGTAGAAGCTGGGCTTGTGTGGCTTAAACTTAGGAACAATCTTTTTATTATTACCTTTGCTGGCATTGCAGGGACCGCAGGCGGTAACACAGTTTTCAAATGTAGTCTTACCACCTAGACTGGTTGGTAGTACATGATCTAATGTACAGTGTTTCTTTTCTAGATTGCAGCCACAATAGGCACAGTGATAGTTGTCACGCAGAAATACATTGCTTTTACTAAATCGAATAGCTATTTTAGGTTTCATGTACTCTTTGAGAATAACAATACTAGGTACAGCAGTTTCCCAGCGAGCTGATCTTACAATCCAATTATCGTGCCAAGCTAATACTGTGGCTTTATCTAAGACCATGTATTTGATTGCGTCCTGCCAAGTAATTGTACTAAGCGGCAGAAAGCTGACTGGTGCGCCGGTGGCGTTGAGTAATAGCGTATCTGACATTTTGGGTAATCATTTCTTTATTGTACGAAACAGCTTGTATTATACAGCCGTTTAGGTATTTACGCAAGTAATTTTTGAACAAATTCCGAACCAGAATGCTCAATAGAGCTAGTCCATTGGTCTGTTCCGTCTAGTCCAAAAACTCCTTCTTGCGTTGGAGTTGCTGTTAGCCAACTGAACGCATGATTGTAAGGGCTTACACCGTTAAGTTCATTTTCTAGTTGGTCCGGAGTCCATGCACATAATCCAACTATGAGTCTCCAGTAGTTTGGACAGTCGCCCATTGCTAGTCTCTGCAATAGATCTGCGTGTGAACTAATACTAAACTGATTATTAATTTGCATTGTGTTTTCACAAGCCCATTCTGCACTATGTATCATAGTAAGAGCTTTTACATTAACTGGACCACCTACATACATAAATCCGTCAATGTCGCAATCTACATTGCAATTTTGTGCAAACTCTCTAATGGGCATTTTACTAACTTTATTAAGCACTAGCCCCATACTACCGCGGGCATGATTCTCTGTAACATAGATTACAGTCTTTTGCCAAAAGTTTCCCCTCACACTAGGAGGAGCAATTAAAAGTTTACCAGTTAAATTCATTATGCAAATCTTTGTATAGAACTCTTTACGTCAGCGATAGTAATGGATCCATCTTTGTTTTTATCCAAACCTTTATTTTGTTTGTACACCAAATCACTACTTAGGTTTGTTCCCGGTACTTTGCCGCCGCCTTGTTGTCCTAGTACAAAATCATCAGGATACCCAACAAACTTAGGCATAAACACTGCCATATATAAATCACCTAGATCCATTCCTGGTCTAACACCTACCATTTTAAAATACTTGTAGACATAGTCTAGTTGTTCAACTGCAGACATTCCTCGTAATGCTTCTACACTAGTTCCTAATGATCTAGCTGTGTCTGGCATAAACTGTATAAGTCCTGTAGCTCCTGACTGTTTGTTAACAGCTGCCGGATCAACTCTAGACTCCATTTTCATAATAGCTAATAAATTTTTACTGCTTACACCTAATGCATCTGCAATCTTATCTAACTTTTTATTAAAATTAGGATCTTGAATTGCACTAGTATCTATACTACTTGCACTAGGTGCTGCTTTAACATCTGCAGGTGTACTTTTAATTAGCTTACCAGCAACATCAGGTTTTGATTTTAGAACGTCATTTAATTTAGCAACTGTGGCAGGTCCCGGATCTCCATCAACTGTTAATCCGTTATCTGTTTGAAACTTCTTAACTGCATCCACAGTCTCCGGGCCACGGATTCCATCAACGCCATGCTTTGGTAGAGGATAACCTAATGCAATCAAAGCTTTCTGTACATCTGCTACTTCTGTGCCACGACGACCTTTAGGAACATCTACAGTAAATGATCCTAATTTATCTTTAGTTCTAGGAGCACCGGGTTCAGATCCAGACGGTCCAAACTTTTCATTTATAATTTTAAATTCGTTAAATCTCATTTGCGTGTGCCCCAGTCCGGTATCTTGCCACCATATTTCTTGCCTTTAACTTTATGGCCGCCCATGGTCATGCGACTCTCTGGGCCTTTACCCATCAAATGACTTTTGTTGCCTTCTCGGCGGCGCAGGCCTTGACTCTTACATGATGCAAGATTACTGGCCCCTAAATCATTGTTAGGCTTAGTGCTTAAACATAGCTTTCTACTGGCTTTTTCGTCAATAGCG